AGTCCTTTGATATAGTTGGATTGGCTGGTTCTAAACAATGTAATATAAGTTCTGATATCACCGCATGGCATTTGATGTCTCCTAGAGATGCTCATGTTGGTGAAGTTGCACATTCAAAAGACAAACAAACATGGACTACAGTATTCGGACCAACACCTAGTAGAGCACTTTTAATAGATGGTGTCTTTATTGCTGTTAATGTTGACAAATTACTAGAAACAAATACAAGATTCGATGAGGAATTTGAATTTCATCATTATGATTTAGCATTTTCTTTGATTGCAAATAGAAATAAAGTTAAAATTGGAGTTTATCCTATACGATGTACTCATTTTGGTCTAGGAGATAGCATGAATAGCACTAATTGGCATGATAGTAATGTTAAATTTAAGAAAAAATATTGTAAATGACAAAAAAACCATATAATGACAATCTTTTTGTGTATTTGGATTGGATTTTAAAGAAAAAAGGAAAGGAACCGTCTTGTGATGAAAATATTCCATATTCGTATATTACCAATCGTTGGTTGTCTATGGTTGATCCGGTAATAGCACAAATAGTTAATCAAACTACTAATAGATGGATTAAGGTTTCAGACATTTCTTCAAATAAAACATTTCTATCTAGATTTTATAGAAATGTTTTACCAAAAATGTTCAAAAAATATTCATACATAAAGAAATCACAAGAAAAAAAGGAAACTGACGAACATTTAAATTTTGCAAGAGTATTAGAAATCTCCTCTAGAGAGATAGAAATGTATGAAAAGACACTTGCAGAAATACAAAGCACTATTAAATAAATAATATGATACAACGACCCGATATGGAAGATAGAATTGGTGGATTAGTTCAAATTGACAACTATAAAGGAAGTGAATTTGAACTTGATGGTTGGAAATTATCCAGAGTATTGGATGATATTCTAATGGTACAATATGCTGACATTAACGAAGAAGGCGATTTAGTCAAAAGAGGTAGCATGTGGGTTCCTATACATGCTGTAAATCATGTATGGAGAGTAGGAAAGGTTCTTTTGGCTGGACCTAATTGTAAAACAGTAAAGGAAGAAGATTATATTGTATTTCCTAATGATAAAGGAATACAAGTTTCCAACTTAAATGGACTTAAAAATATTGTTTTCTTGAATGAATCTAGAATCTTTGGTGTTTGTGTACCAAAAGAATAGATCATATATGAAAATGATGTGAAACTTTCTTTAAGTGGTTTAAAATCTTTATGTAGGAATAATGTTGTCGAATTGAAATTCACTCGAAGAGTGAAAATTATAGGAGGCTCTTCAAGTAGGAGAATGTTAGCTACTTTAGATGCTGAATTATTAAATTCAGTTTTAGGAAAAGAAATTTTGAATTTTAAACCACCTGTTAAAAGTGCAACATACAATGCAGACTCTAAGGGATTATTAACTGTTTGGGATATTTTATTTCAAGATTGGAGGAATGTTTCAGTAGAAAGTTGTTATGTTGTTTCAGCTATTCCAACAAAACCCGTTGAAAAGTTTTGGGAATACTTTGATAAAGTAATAAAAAAATTAACAGCATCACAAAAAGCAGCATTTATGCAAAAATGAATATTTCAAAAACACCTTTAGAAAATTGTTGTATGTTTTTATTACAGAAACATATAAATTTAGAGTTAAATGGAAAGGTATATAAACAAGGAAAGCTAGTTCTGTTTTATCAAAAAAACTTCTACTTGACATTCATAATGGATACTGCTAAAAAGAAGACAGAAAGGATTGAAATACCTATACCATTTGAAGTAGAACTACACCAAGAAGACGATTTGGTTTATTTTGATTATAGAATTAAAACACTAGCAAAACACTATCCAGATTGTGAAGATTATATGAAATTATATTCTTCTAAAAGAAGTTCTAGTAAATTTTGGAATACTATTTTAACTATTGATGCAAACCTCAAATAAATTATTAATATTCAGTGTATTTTCTGGTACTTTTTACGAAATTCTAGAAAATGATTTCCCCTTAATGGACGTTGGACAACTTCCTTTAAATAAAAAACCATCTAACAACTGCTCTAAGTGCTATGGAAGAGGATATACTGCTAGAGATACCCAAACACAAGCACACGTCCCTTGTAAATGTCTGCGTAAACTTATTAATTTTGATTTGATTAAGAATGAAAAAAACAATCCCATTAGTTGATTTTTTAAAAACATTCCCTTCAGATTCAATAGCAAGACCAGCACAAGAAATCGCATTAAAGAAAATATCTGAGATTTTTTCTAGTGGTAAAAAATTTGCAATATCATCACTCCCTACTGGGAGTGGAAAATCTCACATAGCAGCAGCAGTTGCTAGATCCTCTTCGCCAATTGATCATACAAGATCTGAATTGATACAATCATATTCTATATACAAAAAGAATTCTGATAATTCGTACAAGTATGAAGATGATTTTTTAAGCGGAGATTCGTTTGGGAGTTATATTTTAACTGTTACTAAGTCATTACAAGATCAGTATAAACAATTATTTTCTGACTCATTAGTTGTTAAAGGAAAGAGTAATTATAATTGTGACGTTGATCCTAATGTGTCTGTAGATTTTGCACCATGTCTACATTCTCCTAAATTAAAGGAAAAGTGCTTTGCCGCTAACAGATGTCCATATTATAAAAGCAGAAATGAAGCATTTGTTTCTATAGATCCTATATTGAATTACAGAGCATTCATGAGTCTTCCCGGATTCTTAAGGAGAAGAGAAGTTTATGTGTTTGATGAAGCAAGTAATTTAGAATCTGAATTAGTTGGGCAATATTCAGTCACTATAAATTATGCTCACCTTTCAGCAGAAGGTATAGATTTCAAAAAACTAACTACGGATGATTCTGTTAAGGCTGGAATTTGGTTGCAAGATGTATATTTAAAGCTTAAAGACGAACTAGATAAACTTCGTAGTAGATTATCTAAAAAAGGCGAAGAAATTTCTGAGAAGATACGAACAAAAGAAGTTCAAAGATTGGGTAAATTGAATGGTATTGTTAATTCTATTGAAGACATCATTAGATATTGGGAAGAATGTGAATATTTGGTAGAAGAGAGGAATTCTGATAGAGTTACTCTTGTTCCCTATGATATAAAACCCCTTGCTAGGAACATATTTGATGGTGCGGATATGATTTTAATGATGTCTGCTACTATTAGTAATGTTAAAGAGTTTACAAAATCACTAGGAATATCTGAGATTGAATATGGATATATTGATATTCCTTCTGTTTTTGATTCTAAGAAATCACCTATAAAATCTTCTAGAAAATATAGTCTTTCTTATAAGAATAACAATAAAGATCTTCCCAATATCTTAAATATCGCTACTGAGATTTGTAACATACATAAATCTGAAAAGGGTATTATACATACTCACACAAATCAAATAACACAAGCATTGAAAAAGATAATAGGTGATGATGATAGATTTCTTTTTCGAGAATTGGGAAATTCTAACGAAGAAATAATTAAAGAACATAAAGAAAGAAAGGATGCTACTATTTTAGTCAGTCCTTCTTTAGATACTGGAATTAGTTTAGATGGCGATTTGGGTAGATTTCAAATTATATTAAAAGCACCCTTTTTACCATTGAATTCTAAACGCATTAAAAAGTTATATGATAAGAATAAGAATTATTATATGATGAAGATGTTGGATACACTAGTACAAATGTGTGGAAGATGTACTAGATCTACTGAAGATCACTCTGTTACCTATATTTTAGATGGAAATGCTGTTAATTCTATACTTTCTAGTAAACAATTTTTGCCTAAACATTTTTTAGAACGTATCATATGATGTAAATATTAAAAGTGAAGAATTATACTTTTAATTTTGAAATACAAACTTTAATGGAGCAGTTTGTTTCTGCTTTTAATGACATTATCATTAAAAGATATGATAACAAAAAGACATTAACACCACCTACTAGTGGATTTGGTGTTAATTTTGTATATGCTCCTAAACAAAGAGTATTTGATACTTTAAAAACACCAGCACCTGGTGGATTAACAGTTCCTGTAGTTGCTGTTAGTATAAATGGGATGAGTAGAGAC